ACCAGTTAAGATGGATATGAACTGACTATTTGTCATATCCCCCTCAAAGTTTTTAACTGTCTCGTATTGGTCTATGGATATTCCATCCAACTGAACCTCTTTATCTCCAAGTATTATCTTCATAATTCATTTATCATATTTTCAAACCATTTATCTATATCGTAATATCTGCTGTTAGTTCCTTTATCACTATAAAATTGTCCTTTTATTTTATTTACAATCGGGTTATTATCAGTCCCCACAAACTCCTCTCTGTGTCCCCCTAAATAAGTTCCGTTGTCTTCCCTTGTCTTATTGTATTGAACGATACTACCATCATTTAACATATCATCACTCACCAATAAATTAGAGGGAAACCTACCTTTTTTATTATATTCTTTATAGTTCGGGTCTGTATAATCGTGAGCCTGTTTTAACACCCAATCTTCATTTATACTTTTTCGTGTTCTTGGTCTATCAAAGTTAATATTACTATCTGCTTCCACAAATGGTATCCTACAATCGTCAAACCAAGTTATACCTTTAGAATAATTCACCTTGAACTTTTATCTTTAATGTTTTTATGAGTTCCTCCCTACTGACCTGTAGTCGTTCCTCTGCTATATCAAAATACTCCTCCGTAAAATCTATTCCAATAAAGTTTCTCTTCAGTAATTTACAAGCTAGTCCTGTTGTTCCACTACCCATAAAAGGGTCTAAAACATAGTCCCCTTCCCTTGTAAATAAAGTTATAAGATAAGACATTAACTTAATCGGTTTAATGGTGGGGTGGGTGTTCTTACGAATGGTTGTTATTCCTTTTTTATTTTTTTTCAATAGTATTAGTAAATTAAAATCATTTTCCGTTTCTTTCTCTTCACCACTTAATCCCATATCTTTTTCCTTCTTACTGGCTTTCGGGGTCTGTATCAACGGATATGTTCGTTGTATATTCTCTGGCAATTTCTCAAAGTTTAATACCTTGTCTATATAAGATTTTTCCTTAAATGGTTTCATTCCCACCACCACTATCTCTCTTGAAGGTTTCGGCTGAAAGCCCAATTTACTTCCTTCGTATTTCTTTGCTAAATCTGTTGATGGTGCTGTAATATCATATTCGTCTTTACGACCATGATAAGTCTTTTCTCCGTTATGGTATTCGGTATTTTTTATCGGTCTTTCTGCTTTACCAACAACCTCTCTATCCACCCCCAATCTTTTATCTATGTGTTTAGAGGTGTCACCAGCCTTCGGGAACCCTGAATGGTATACCCATTCTATATTAGTAAAGGATAAATCAAACCCTGCCCCCTCTAAATCCCTACACAACCTCCATAATACATCACTTCGGGGTGCTGCCATAACACAGATAAAAGAACCCTCCTTAAGAACTCTAAAACTCTCCTTCCATATATCTACATCAGGCAATACTTTATCCCACCCCTTATTCATAAATGAGTAGCCGTATGGTGGGTCAGTACATAACATATCCACAGAGTTATCTTTAATCTTTTTTAACTCTATCTTACTATCTCCGTTAAATAATATACTTTTCATATCTCATTAAAATAATATCTTTTTACCGCACTTATAATATCTGCATGACATGTATTACAACCTGTCGGTATTTTATTAGTTTCAAAAGTATAATTATATACTTCATATACTGCATTTAAAAACTCAGGGGTTTTTTGTCCGTAATTAAAAAACTCTTTTCTGTTTTCTATTACCCACTTCGTATATTTTAATTTATCAGTTAAAGGTGTAGGTTCTATTTTTTTTTTCGGTCTACCCCTTTTTTTCTTACAACTGGTACATTTACCACTCTCGTTGGTATTTAATAAGTTTTCTTCCATAATATTTATAATTTTTAAATTTATTTATTTTTTCATTATCGTTAAAAAAATCTAATAATTCAATTACATCATCATCAAAAATATACTCATATTGATTTTTTAATATCCACCTAAAAAAATTACTTTCATCAGTATCGTTTTTTTCCATAATGTTTTAATAATTTACTAGCCAATATTTTAATCGGTATATTATTATAATGTTCGTTGATATTATTTTTTTTCATTTTTTCCCATATTATTTTTACCCCCTCGTAAAATTGTCTTCGTATTGTTGTTCTCGGTATATCTAATAATCTACTACATTCCGCAAAATTATACCCATTACTAAAGTACACCATCATTATAAACGCATAATGTTTTTCAGTTGGTATTGATGACTTTAACATATCTTCCAGTATATTTAACATCTTTTCTATTATAATATCTGTATCAATATCATAATCGTTTTCATCTGGTATAATCCATTCAGTTTCTAATTCCAAATGTTTTCTTTTATATTCCCTATAAAAACTTGATGTCGTACTTCTATACTGATTAAGGGTTATTCGTATAAAAAACCATTTTGCGTGTCCTTGATTAACTAGTTCCTGAGCTTTTTTATGTTCTAAAAAAATTATAACAACCTCATGTAATAAATCATCTACTAAATCATAATCATTATGCGTTATGTTTAATAATGTTTTTCTTAAGTCATTATAATTTGCTGTCACCCATTCACTCGGTGTCATACCACTTATAAATTATATAACCCCCCACAAAATACGCTAGTGTCATTATTATAAAAAATTCCATTAAGTCCAGGATATTAAATTTATCACATCATGTATAGTGGTTCTACTGACATTATATTCGTCAGCTAACCCCTTATAACTTATGTTCTCTGCGGCGTATCTTAATCTAATTTCTTTAGCCAACTCCATAGTTAATTTACAATATCTACGATGTCTATTGTTTTCCTTCGGTGTTGATAAAATCAAATTAGATAACCTGTTATCCGTTTTATCGTGATTAATGTGGTTTACCTCCAACCCTTCAGGTATCTCTCCATTATGGTACTCATAAATAAATCTATGACAGGTTCTATTCCTCCTATTGTCTTTGTCTTTATATTCAACAAAATACATATACCCTTCTTTTTGTTGATAAGTTTTTAATTGATAGTCGTGAGAGTTGTATATATTACCCTCTTTGTCTGCATAATATTCCATTTTTTTATTATTTTAAGTGTTTATATTATATAAGTATCAGGCTTTTTAGTAAAAGTTCTTTTTTTATAAAAAAAAAATAAAAAAACTTTATGCATTATAAACTTTTACTATATTTAATAATAACTATACTCGGTTCTAGTAATGCAGAACCATTTATTATTTTAAAGGTGTAATAGGGGGGTATCAAAACCCCCTTATTTTTTTTTAATATTTTTTTTTTAATATTTAGTCTTTTACTGAATTCCTGTATATTTATAAATAACGAGTGGATAAGTGAGTATAGTGACTACACCTTTCTCTCCCCACGAACGATAAATATATTAAAAATTAGCGCCCTTAGCGGTTGGAGACTTCAGTTGTAAAAGCCTTGTTGGTACAGATAAATACTCTTTTAAGAGTGAACCTAAGGTGTAGGTTTCTTGCCTACTTCTTTTACTACACCTTTTTATTCCCGATAAATATTATTTTATTATATAAAAAAAAAGTAAAAAAAATAGTAAAATATTTGTCTTTTACTAGATTAGCGTTATATTTATATATATAAACCTTTAAATAATAATAATATGAATAATTTAAGAAAAATGGCTTTTAAAAGAGCTCAGGAGTTAAAAGCTCAAAAAATCGGTACTACTAAGATTATTACCCCTCAACCTAAACCTCGTCAACGAACAGATGAAAGATATGCGGAGATGATGGACGATTTCTGGCGTGATGTGGAGGATAAGATGATAGATTTAAGTAGGTGGAGTGGTGAGGGTTCCCCTTGGCTTTACCGAGAACTAATTGACTAATACTTTGTTCCATGTTTTTTTAATGTTTTTCATTAGTCAATTAAAAAAGGGGGTTCTCAACGGAGTTCCCCCTTTTCCTTTACTATTTGTTCTAATTCCTTAACTTTTTTCTGTAGTAGTATAATTTGTTCTTTAAGGGGGTTAGTCATCAGTTCCATCTGTTCTAACCTCCTTTTTGTATAACTCATTTATTTAGTTTCTTTTTTATCTTTACTAAAAAAGCTCCAAACAAATCCTACAATAGTAGTAATCGCTCCAACTACTTCCATAAGTATACTTTCATCTATAACACCTGATGTTACTAGATATCCACCTAAAAATGTTAAGATATGTCTTAACAAACCTTCAATTTTATTATTCATAATTTTTAATATTAATTTTTTCATTTATGTTATTCTTATTCTAACAGCACCTGCGTTATGGTATAGACCACCCAATTCTACTCCACCTGCTGCTGCCGCTGTATCATCAGCGAAGTTTAATGAAGCATAATTAACAACATTTAATGCTGGTACATATACCATATCATCTGCGGTGGCTGTGTATCCTGATAAACCAATAATAGTAGTTCTTGTTGTTGCGCTAGTTACACAAGCATCACTACCTATAATCGTATTTAATACTCCATTTTGTATATTACTATTTTTACTATTTAATATAGTATTTGTATCACCAGTAAAACTAGTTCCAACTGGACTAGCATAAGTCCCTGACGCACTAATCCAGTTACTCGTTCCTCCGTAGATATTGTGGTGTCCTGAACCACCTGTTGCGTATATTTTATTTCCTAAACCATTAAGAAAAGTACAATATCCGTTATTATTAAGACTAGATTTATTATTTTTACCACCAATAGATATAGTAGGTTTAGATGGGTTATTTGCTGATGTATTACTAAAACTAAATGAAGCAAAAGTATAAGCATCTTCTCCTGTAGTATTATTAGAACCAAATACAACACCACTTCTTGATGAACTAGCATTATTATCACTACCACCTAAAACTCCATTATAAGTAGCCGCTGAACTATTACCTGTTCCTCCAATTATAAAACCCTGAGAACCAGTATTACTCGCATTAAATCCTCCAATAACAACTGATTTATCACCCGTCATATCAGCAAAAGTTCCACCGAGAAAAACAGAACCTTCCTTTATGTTATTTCCGGTATTACTTCTTCCTCCTATCATAACACCACCACCAAATCCTGAGTTATTGCAAATATTACCATATCCACCAATCATTACATCACCCCAACCATTTTGTGTAAAGGTATTTAATCCACCTCCTCCTTGAAAAGCCCAAGAACCACTACCACCTAAAGTGTTGTCTTCACCACCAACAGATGAGTTAAAACCCGCTGTTGATGTTATGGTATTACCTGTTCCACCAATAATAATTTGTCCGTCTCCTGCGGTGTCTGTAGTTAAGTAATTACTACTTCTAAAACTATCAGTTCCATTACTTGTTTTTAATTCACCACCACCACCTCCACCAGTAGAACCACTTAATACTATTGTCTGTCCGTCTGTAGATATGTCTATATTCGTACCACTAAAGGTTATATTACCTGTTAAACTTTCTAATGTATTTACCCCAGTTCCGTCCTGTAAATCACTTAACTTAACTGAATAAGTAGTAGTATTACCACTATCTACTATCGCTAGTCTATCGTCAGCGGTTACGCCGGTTCTAAGGGGCAAATCAAATATTTTTTTATTACCAGCCATGATATTATATTTCTGTTATTACAACTGAAAAACCTAAATCTTCTAGTTGTTCTTTTATTTTTACATTTGTAAAATTTAATACATCTACACCATCTACTTCTCTGTCGTAGGGTATATTATAATTTAATTGAAAAACATAATCTAAAGGTCTTAAACCATTAGTATACGAAGTATCGTCAGTCCATATCTGTAAATAAGTCATAACACTATTACTTTTATCATTAACCTTATAAAGTGTTCTTCCATAACAACCTTGTAATGTTATACCATTCTCCAAGTTAATATTACCTGTAATTTCTAAAGCCATTTTTTTATTTTTTATTTTATTTATTTTAATTATATTCTAATGCGAAGCCGTCATTTGTTATCAACACCTCATCGTCATTTGTTATTAAATATGAAGTATTTGTATTTATTTTATAATAAATATCAGGGTTAAGAACTATACCCACACTTCCTAAACTATGTCCTATTCCTCTTTGTGCATTACCTGCAGTATAGTCTGGTATTTCATCAAAACCACTTGTAGATAAATATAATGCTCCTGCAGTATGTCCTGTCTGTCCTGCTAAAGTTATTAAACCACTTATATATACACCATCAGTTAAACTATTTGTTCCTGCGGCAACACCTATCAATTTATCATAAGCATTACTTGAAGTAGGGTTATTAGCCCACTCTGTTCCGTCCCAATATACACCTTTACCTACCGCTGTAGTTATACCTGACCCGATGTATAATTTATGGTTATCTGCAGATGTATTAGTAAAAGTAAAATCACCTGTTATTACATTCTCAGTAATATCAATACCTGTCCCTGCACTATAACTAATTAACCCGTCAATCGCAGGCTGTCTACCACCCGCATCTTTTACAGCTACATTTTTTACTATACCCGTAGTATTAACACTAGTAAAATCCATAGTAGAACCATCTACATCTATGGTGCTCCCCGTTATTCTAATATCAGTACCAGCTTCTATCTCAAAAGCGTCTCTAAATCGTATTTTAGTACCGCTTACATACATCGGCAACCTATTACCTAACCCATCTACCACTTGAACCAAATTAGATGGACTAGACCCCGTAAAATTGTCTACCCTCAATAACGACGGATAAGTACTTGATATTGTATTTCCTGATAATGTGCTCATTTTTATATTTTATTCGGGTCTGGGTTATTCGGGTACTCCGGACAAGTATTACATCTATTCGGTATTACTATACCTGAACTATATGCATTTTGCTTGTTCGGTGGCATTCCGTCTACACCATAATTTATATAATCTGGATATTGTTCTTCGTTATCCTTTAAATATTCTCTAGTTCGTTCTCTATAAAATTCTGCAGTATTTAATATACTCCCCCTCAAATATTTTAATTCAGTTAAATCTGTATTTTGCGCTTCCTCTGCAGTCGGTGTTAATACAGCTTTATTTTTAATTTTATAATTTAGTGAGGGCAACGCCAAATATACTGAATAATTTGCCAACATCGGTGCGATGTAGTTATTTAATAATATAACCTCTGGACCTGTAGTAGTTCCGTTTATTATACGGGTTTTTAAATTATTATAAAATTTAGTTCCCAATAATTCTTGAATATATATGTCCTGAGCCTGTATAACAAAAGGGGTTAATTCATCAGGTTCTACATTCGCATGAACTGATGTTAACCTTTTTAATCTATTCTCACTTATTAATAATGTATAACTCATAATTCACCCGTGATATTTTTATTAAAGTCAATCGTACTCGGTATTACCTGTATAGGTTCTTCAATTCCCATATAGTATAATATTTTTCCTAAACCCTTATTTATTTTTTTTTGTTTCGGTTCTATTGATGTACTTACAAAATGTGTATATGCAACCTCAATTTCATCTGCGTTATTTCCTAAACCCCCCTCATCTCTCACCCCTATCAACCTTCCTGAAGTAATGCGGTGCGCCGTCAAAATCCTTGAACTAATCCGTGTTTCTAATGTTGTATAATAATCATCGTTGGCTGAGGTTATCGCTTGAACCTGAGGGGCTAGTTCTGGACCTTCACTAAAACTTACAAATAATTTACCTGCGTTATCCTCACCTGTAAAGCTTTCTACTAAATCTCTGTATAATGTTCTTTGTTCGTCAGGTGTCGGTTCTCCATTCGGCATGTTTATAAAAATCCCCCCACTAAATCCATTAGATATTTGCGCGTTGTGATATTTAGATATTCTTGCATCCAACTGAATATCGTTTAATGCACCAACATAACTCGGCAACGGATAAATCATATTACCTGGTGTATAGTCAAAACAATAATATATTTGTGATGCATTATCACCCTTATTGTCTGTACTATCATAACTTTTGTATCTAACTGGTTTATACTTTCTCGTATTACTCCAATTACTACTATAGTAATATTCCTCTACTTTGTCTTCCTCATTTAATTTACCACTACGGACTTTATCAAAACATAAGTGGTATAATTCTACTACTTTATCACCCCCTCTGTTCCATATACAATTTACACTAAAACCCCCGTGTAAAACATAGTCCATACTTACTTTTGCATATATTTCGTTTAATGTTTCACCCTGAGTATTAACTATAGTATCACCATAGTTTAAAATACCTTCACCCTTAACTGCATCATTTATACTATTTATCGCAGTTCCGTTCATCGCAGAACTATTAAATAATTCAATAATTTTATCAGGGTATAAATTATCTTTACCAAAACTTACCCAGTCTTTACCTCTTATCTCTAAAAACTCTGGCAAATCTAAAGCTTTAAAATTAAAAATCTTCATATTAGTCATTTATAAAATATACATATTGTTCGTTATCTTCGTTATTACTTATATAATTAACATCAGGGTTATCAGTATTAAAATTATTTAATACTTTACATAATACTCTTTGTATTTCATAACTCGTATCATTAATATCTAAACCATATAAAATACAATCGTAATAGTCGTTTAATTCTATACTTTGTAAACTACTAATATCACTTGAATAAGTAAAACTATACCAACTATCACCCGTATCTACAGATGATAAATTTATAAAACCAAACTCATCGTTATTTATCTCTTTATTATTGTATCTGCTTACTAAACTCATTCTAAATGCATTATATTTCGGCTTAATACCATTAAAATACACTCTATTTGTCTGTTCTCGTAAATCTACTATCATATCTATAAATATAAAAAAAGGGGGCGTTGTGCCCCCTTTTCTCTGTATATAAAAAGTTAGTATTATGAAAATACTACTTGAACTGCCGGCTGGCGACTATAACCCGTAAAAGTTATCGTCAAACCATTCCTATCACCAAAACTTGTCCCAGTATCACCTGTAGACGCAGTCACGATGGCTCCAGTTTCATTACCAACCATGAAGTAGTTTCCGTTGTTATCTTTAAAAACTACAACTAGTTTAGTATTCTGTCCTAATACATTTAATGCATTTAATTTGTCTGCTTCTAATTTATTTACGACAATAGTTAAACTACTTTCATAAAAAGCAACTCCGTTAGCCTCATCAAATGTTCCTGTTTCTGTAAAATTAGCTGCCTGTCTAGGCTGTTGGAACTCAAACATTGGAGATGTTGTTAATCCAGAGACTTCTACTACTGAAGTAGAGCCTGAACCAAAAGTAAATCCGCTGACTGAGTTATCCGCTAATCCTAACAAATCAATATCATATCCCGTAGTAGAACCGATGAAGACGCTAGCGACGCCACCCAAATTATTTCTACAATCTAAAGATATTGATGTTAAAGTTCCGCAAGTACTCATTTTATTTTATTTTTTTTAGTAGTTTATTTTTATTATGTCATATATACCCACAAATCAGGCTGACTTACAGCGACCCCTATCGCCCACTTCATAGATGTTCTTACATCGTCGTTGTCACGAGAGTACCAAATTCTAAACTGCTCAAAATCACTTGATAAGTCAGTTCCTAAGAATAATGTAGATGTACTACCTAAGAACTTTTCGCTGTTATCACACCCTAATGATGCAACCACTTTTACATTAGTACCGGGTATAAAGATTTCTCCACCTGGTGCGATATGATAGTAGTTCTCTTGTGTAATAGCCAACTGAAGTATTCTATACTGCTGAGGAGAACAAATTAAAATCAAATCGTCCATCATCGCCGCTGTATCAGGCAACGCTGCGTACATCGCTTGTGCAGTAGCAACTGCTCCACTCAATACCCATGTTGCAGTTGAACCTGTGTATAAAGTAGCTCCGTTAGCTGCAGTAATAATGTTTTCCAATCCATTATAAGAACCATCACCATTAATCAAAAAGTTTTCGTTATAGTTATTTAACTTTTTAACAAAATACTCCGCCATCAACTGCTCCACTGGTACGCTTTCATTACCTGCGTACGCACCTGCTGCTAACGACTGACTTAAGAATGTTTCTCTTAATGTAGTAGGACAATACGACTGATTAACCTTAGCTGCTTTTAAGTTTAAATCCACTTGTGTTATGGTCGTATCACCTGAACTTGTATAACTACAAGAACCCCCATCTTGAACGAAAAAGTCCCCGTTCATAATCGGTATTTTATTTAATCCGGCTTTTAATCCTACTCTTACATTAAAGTAGTCAGCCAATGGTGTTTCTAACACCGCCTTACTGATTAGCTCAAAACTATTCTGTTCTACATAACCGCTAATCGCTCCAATATCAAAACTCATTTTTTTATATTATTTATTTAATTTATTTGCGCGTCTTAATTCAATTAATTTATTAACTCTACCAGTCATTAAATCTTGCTCACGGGTGGTATACTCATTTAAATTATTATATACCTTTGCTCCCGCAGGTTCATCTCTAAACGCATGAAATTCACCTTTTAATTTATTAACCTCTTTAGATAACTCATCAATTTTTTCTAAAGATGGTTTTAGTGCATTAACCAACTGATTAACGATATCGTCACTAAGTTCCGTTTCTACTTCTTCTTCTGCGACTACTTCGTCAATACTGGTTATTATGCCTTCAGCATCAACTGATAAAATAAATCCGTCAGTAGTTTCGTGTTGACCTTCAGGTGCTGGTATTTTTTCACCTTCTTCTGTCACGACGACTAATTGTTTACCGACTTCAAAATCACCTTCAGTTTCTACTATAGTACCATCTAATAAGGTGGTACTTGCGAGTTTTACTTCTGTGGTTTCCACTAAAGCGTCCTCTGTAGTGTTTACTTCACTTAATTCCGCTTCGTTTAATCCCAACATAACTCTAATTTTTCCTAAAGCCTCTTGTGCTGTCATATTTATTATGTTTATTTGTTTATTACTGATAAATATAGGTTATAAAAAAATTAACCCTTTTCTTCTTTTTGTTTTTTATATTCACCAAATATTCTGTATAATGTATAAATAATAGAGACTAGTAATAATATAATTTTTAATATCTCTTGAATATTCATAAAACTTAATGTTATAGTACTAGCGTTTAATAGTAGTACTTTATCGTGTATAAATTGTTTAATCATTTTACTTTATTTAAAATATCCTTGATATCGTTTAATGTTTTTTCTGGGTCTACAGGCTTCATCTTAGTAATAAATCCACCCGCTAGACTGAACCCTTTTAATTCACCTGACTTAATTTTACTCCATGTTTCATCATCATTAATTTTATAAGTGACAAACCAGGTACCAGGGGGCAACATATATCCATATTTATACGACTTATCGTGTTTCATACTTTCACTAATCCAACTTTCTACTAATGTGTTATCAGTAGTAATATTCTCGTCGTGGTTAATATCAGTATTATTATTTTTATTTGTTTTAAAAAATTTCTCCGCCATTTTTCTTATTGTCTCCCTACTGAAAAAAATATAAAAAGGTTCACCCGATGCGGTTCTACGCAAAATCATTTTATTCGGTATCATAAGTGGTCCAGTAACCATTCGTTTTTCTTCGTTTAAACTAAAACTAAAACTATCTTTATAATTGACTGATGCATTATTCGGTACACTACCTAATGGGCCTGGCTGGTTTTTATTATTAGATTTCATCGCGTTATCCTCACGGGTATTTTTCGCATCACTCGTGGCGATAATAACTTTATTACCTTGACTATTTTTAAAAATATTTAATTTTTGCCAGTAATGGACGCATGAGGTTCCCCCCTTCCATGCCATTTTATCATAAGTACTTTGTCCTCTTTGTGCAAATTGACTATTAATACTATCCATTTTATCTAGTTCTTCCTGACTAAATATTTTACCCCTTTTTGCTAAGTTCATCATCGCCCTACAAAAATCCCTTTGTGCAGGTGGTCCAGAATATCTCCAATATACTTGCGCTGGCTCGTTTTTACTGATAACTAATCTTTTTAAAATATCTAATCCTACAATACTTTTTACTACATCACCAACTCCAAAACTAGTTTTTGTAAAATCTAAATATATGTCGTCCTGTTCTATATAATATCCGTTATTGTCGTCATTACAAAACTTAAGTATTTCTGTCTGTGCGTCATCACTCAATACTTCGTATTCGTGTTTACACTTTTTACCTTTACATTTTTTTAGTTCTAATTCTATATCTTCACTAAAATAGTGAAAATCTACATTTATCGCGGGGGCATCTACCAAACTCACGATATCTACACCTGTATCGTCAGTATCGTCGTTAAACAATTCGTCGTCAATATCTAACTCTACTATTTTTTCTATTTTTTCCATTATAATCTACTTAAATTCTCTATTTGTTGATTAGCCGCCAAACTACTTTCTACTTCAGTACTTACAACATAAGCCCTTATAGGTTCTTGTTGTCTAGATAAATTTATTTCTTCGCCTGGGTCTTGTAAATCTGTTAGCTGTTGATTTCTATTATTTAATGCAGTCTGCGGGTTAAACGACGGAGCCTGTATATTACTATCTACAGAACCCCCACCCTCAAATTCCTGATTTCTAATTGATAACACCTGAGCCAATCCAGCCGCACCTGCAGCCGCTGCACTTATAAATCTACTACCCGGAAAAGTTGCGTCTTTAGCCAACGCATCACTTACAGCTAGTGCGGTATTAATTAAAGCCTGACTTATACTAAACGCTTTATTTATTTTAAATTGTTTTCTAGCTTCTTTTTCATCGTCTGCGGTTCGTGCATTATTAAGGGCTGCAAAACCTGCGAATAAATCACTCACCAACTTAGCTGCAGATTTCGCACTTTGTTTTCTTAATTCAGCTCTATCGGCTTCACCCTTTTTTGTCTGTGCCGTGACTTTGTCCTGATAGTTCGCATCTAATGCGGCCAGTTGTTCTGCAGTTGCTCCAGCCTGTTTAAGCTTTTCTACATCGGCTAAATATTGTTGTTCCAACTCGGCTAGTATCCGTTCTTGCTCACTATTATATTGTTTTTCCGCATAACCATTAATAATATCATTAATAGTTTTTTGTGTTTCGTCCTCTTGTTTTTTTCTTTCGTCTGCGTATTTCTTTTCAGTATTTAATCTGTCCTGTTCGTATTTTTCTGTCAGTTGTTTTTGTAATTCTTCGTTATCACCAGCCAGCTTTAGTTGTTCTTCATATTTTAATTTTAAGTCATCTAATTCTAATTTTTCTGCATCTAATTTAGCTCGTCTTAATTCTTCACTTATTTCAAACTCCCTTTTCGCTTGTTCTTCAGCTTGTCTTAGTTTTTCATCATTAACGGCTTTTTCCTCCGCATCTAATCTGGCTTTTTGTCTAGCCAACGCAATTTGTTTTTGCGTACTTTGTTCCTGTAAATTGGCTAGTTTAATTCTCTGTGCGCTTAATTCATTTAAAGTAGCCTCATCACTATCACTCTGTGCGGCTAAGGCTTCTAATGCAGCCAATCTTTCTCCCTCTAATTCTAATTGTTTATTTAAAATATCCTCCTCAGCTGCACCAGCTTCTTCTAATGCGGCTTTTCTTTCATCTAAACTTAATGTTGTATCATCTACCCTTAATTTAGTTTCAGCCAGTAATGCATTTTGTTTAGCCCGTTCTTCATTTAAATCTCTTTCCTTATCTTTTAAATCCTGTAGTACTCCAGTCAATCTTGCTGCTTCAGTGGCCTCAGTCGTAGCTTCATCAACTACATCTTTTACTGCATTAAACGCATCACCTATTTTATTAACTGCGTCTTCAGTTCCTGTAGTCACTTTTAAAAACGCATTTGCAGCCGTTTCAGCTGCACCAGAAAAATCCCTTTCAAATAATAGTTTAATTGACTTGGCGATGTTCGGTATAAATTCTAATATACCTTCAAATCTATTAACTATGTTTTCCTTAATCGCAGTACCAAAACTGATAAGGCTTTCTTTCGGGTTCGTGAATACATCTATTAATACTTCCGTGACTTTTACTAATACATCTCTAAAAACATCAAATACTGCACTTACCCCCGCCATCACTCTATCTAATGCTTCACCCCCTTCTTTAGTTGATGTAAACGCCTTGAATAATGCCGTGACGGCTGCGACTATACCTGTAATAACTAATATTACGGGGTTAGCCAATAAAGCTTTAAATGCAACCCCTAAACCTTGAACTGACTTTGTTAATCCACCAACTGCACCAGGTGCGTTAGCCAATTCGTCAGTAAATCCTTTTTGTCCGTTTTTAGCTACATCTAATTCTTTTTCTACATCTTTAATTTGTTCTTTAAGTTCATCAAAAGCCTCACTCCCTATTTCAGTTTCATTAAGTTTTTTATTTAAATCACTTAACTTAGTATTAAGCCCCACTATTGTGTTTTCGGTTTCTTTAACCTCTTTATTAACCTCTTTTTGTGAGTTAGATAAATCTTTAGTTTCAGTATCCGTTTTTTTTAATGCACTCTGTAGTTCGTTTAAATCAGTTATATAACCATCTAAACCTTCTACTTTAAAAAATATTTTTACTTCTTGATTAGCCATTTCTTTTAAATATTATAAGTCCCATCTAAATACCGCATCTTCCCAATTAACATTAGTATTGTTCCATATTCTGCGTGGACGGACAGGGGTTATTCTTACATCGTAATCTAATAATTTTATAAGTTCTACTTTTACTGATGTTTTTTTACCAACTACTGCATCTATTATTTTACTGACATAATAATATGTGTCTTTTACCCTTATTACATCATCAAAACTAAATGTGTGTAAATCTATATAATCTAAAATAAAATATGCAGTTATTTTTCTACTCCACTTATTATATAATGAACTAATATAATCACTCCAGTATCTTTCATATACACTACCCCCTAATTCATAATTCAAAAGGTCATAATTAATATACGACTTTTCCCTTTGCCAATTTAAATAAATCGTTGATGGTGTAGTGGGAAAAATACTATATTCGCTAACCATAGGATAAGTAGTATGTGAAAAAGTGGTTCCGTTTTCATCTTCAATATACCAATCATTAGTCGTCGCTGGTATAATACCAGTATTTTTTAATCCGTTATAAAATAATATTCGTGTTTTTGTTTTTATCGGTGTATGTTGTAATCCAGTATCTTCAGCGTTATGTGTATGTATTTGTGGTATAATCATGTTATCCATTCCGTGATTATTACCTCCCCCTGTTGTCTGGTTAGCTCCCTCAATTTGTGTAACTGGCGTAGGGGGCAAATCACCTTTAATTTCTCTTTCACCTGTTATTAATTCATTCGGGTCAAACGCTTTTAATGTTCCATATACCTCATCAAAAGTTTCTTGATTAAGTGTATTTAAAAAGTCCTCAGCTTCAGTATCAGTAAAAGTTATTTTACTAGTCTGCGTATAAAATACAGGTTCTATAGTAAAATCTTTACTAACATCTAATTTATGCGTCCAATCAAATAATTCACCTGAACCTATAAAATCACTCCAGGGTTCTATAATAAAATTTGTGGGGTTATTTTTATCAGGTGATAAAACTAATCTAAATTTATTTATAATAGTTTTTATAAATTCAATTTGTTTAGTGTCGCAGTCCAAATAATAAGATATGTTTAAATCACCTGGCGCATCTATACAATTAAAAGTTCCCCCTTTGGCGATGGTGGTACTAGGGTTAGCCAACGGGTCAATCCATAATTGTATTGTATCACCTGCGTTTAATACTATAGGGCTAAATGTGTGAGAAAAATAAAAATTCCCACTACCAGTACTAGCGAAAAAAGTGTGCACATCACTATCTACCAATATACCATTTCTTTTTAATCTAAAAGTTAAATTAGATGAACCACTACTTATCAGGTTATTTATTTCTAATACTTGTTCGTAGCTAAAAGTATATGTTCCATTACTGGGGGCTGTATAAGTATCAGTGGATAAATTATAATTATTATTATAATCAAAAGTTAAACCCATATAATCAACTTGTGTTTCAGGGTTATCTATATCCTGTTCGTAATATCCGTCATCTAATGCACTTCGTCTAGCTTGAAAATAATTAGATATTGCGGACTGAGTTGTAATATCATTATCATTACCCCAGGCTGAAGCGTATAATTGTTTAAATGTATTACTATTTATAAAATTAGAACTATAAGTAAATCCGGCTTCATCAAATATTTTATCCCACAAATACTTAACCCTAACCATCGGTTTAAACCTATCAATTAATAAAGGGTTTCCTGGTGTAGTAAAATGTGTTCCACCCCCTACCGCCATGCGTGTTTCTATAACATTTCCGTTGTCGTTATAAGTATTACCAAAATCAACTAAGGGGTATAATACATTACCAGCAAATAATCCGTCTGTAATACTTCCCTCCGGATATGCAGTCCAACTTTTTATAATATTAAGATAGTTTAATTCGTGGTCTAGTTCCGTAGTATCAATATCACATAAAGCCTTTTCCCCTATTGATGTTGCCAGACTTCGTGTTTCACCTAAAAATATACACTCGTAGTCAATCCTTTCGTTTTCCCTTGTAGTATAAATTTTATTTAATCTTAATTCACCAACCCTAAATAATATACCATCAACATTAATTCGGGCTTCCCTTTTTATCGTGACATCAAAATCAACTCCGTTTACAAAAAACGCATTTTTAAAAAACTTATTATTGTTGGCTGTAGCTGGTACTCTAAAGGTTCTTGTAAATATACTCCTAGCGCTAGTATCCGTAATATCATCAATAAGAAAATTAAATTTCGGGGGCTCTAAGTCATATAAGTCAATATAAAAGCCGTCTACTATTAATTGTATCATTACCCTCTTTGACTATTTATTTTATGCGCTTCGTCATAATTTATTGTATACTGAAAAAACTTATCTTTTCTAAATGTCCTCTCAGTCCATCTAGTATCAGTAATAGTAATCGGTATCCAATTCGTCTCGTTATTATATCTTACCCTTACATCAGGACTGATAAATAAATACTTAAGATATTGTGCTTCCTCATCACTTAAGTATCTAGTATTTATAGTTCGTTTTTTTGTTAATTCCTGACTAAATGTTGTATTCCCCCTTGAATATGTCGGTACTTCAAATGTATCACTACCCCATGTCCCTTCTATTCGTTCGTAGTTATTTTTTACTATATTAATACTCTCATCAGTTCTTTTACTGAAGTAAAAATAATCACGGAACCCCTTACTATTTAACCAACTTAACTGAACTGGCGCAAAATCATTACATTCGTCAATAACATTATCTACCCTATATACATAACTCGTGGGGGTATTACTATAATATGTATCCTGAGCCGAGCATAACCCCCCTCCGTAATATGTATAAGTCGCTACATAAAAATGAGTAAATCCAAAATTATATGGATTTAAAAAGTTCCTTCTACCTAACGGAACTGATATTGCGTTATAGGGGTATAACCAATTTCTATCTGTATTTAATGCGTTTACTTCACCCCCTCCGTTAATAATAGTGTTATCCCACCAAACATCATAAGTTTCAGTGTCCCCGTCATAAAAAGTTATTCTTACAGCTTTAATACCATCGCAACCTGTGGGTGGCGGAAAAGATATGTTTTTATCGGCTTTAGTAATAAAAGATAAAATCAGTTCGTCCTGTTCTCTTTTTTGTAAATTATAAACAAATGTATCTGTTCCTGGTATCCAACTAGGGACGCCTCCTGTTAATTTATCTATGTCCTTTTTTATAGTCCAGTCAGTTAAGGCTAGTTGTTTATTATATACTACAGGACAACCTAATAACCCTGATAACCCTATAATATAATCACTTTGATTATTCCATTCTAAATCCCAATATTCTTTCACCCCTCCATATACAAAACAATTCTGCGTCTGTCCTGTACCAGGATAAGTTCCTTGAATATTAAATTGTCCTGTAGCCTGATTAACCCAACCATATCTTACCTTGAATGCATAACTCTCGTCATCTGCAGTAAATAATTTAGTACTATATGTTTCTGCGTCATAATTCGGGGTCGTATAGTTTTTTAATAAATTCTGCAAATCAAAATGATAGTACCCTACAGGGTTCGGGTATGTTTCAAATGTTCCTAATACTTCAGTTCCATCACCCTTGATGACCTGTATTCCAGCTTTAGTACCTGTCTCGTTCTGGTCGTAAAAACTAAATACATTCTTACCAAAACTAAGGTTTATTAAAGATGGTGTATTACTATAAATTATATCTGGTTCTTCAGCCATTTTTACTTAATATTTCTAATATTTTATTCTCTACATCTTGCGGATAAAACTTAAACGCATCTATACCATATACATTACTACTCCCGAACTTATACCCCTCAGCTACACCAAATGCGGTTGCTACTTCAGGGGGCAAACCTATACCCCCAGCTCTGTTTTTTCCATCAACTCCAAAAGCTAAATAGTATCCGTAGTTTAACATTTTTATAGTTAAACTTGAACCCTCTAATGCGGTCAACATACTTCGTCTTAGATTTCCTGTTCTACTTATAAAGGGTTGTTTTTTCTTACCCCCTAATCCACCTCGTATAAGTTCTTGCTGAATATCCCCAACCAATTTAGTTAATTCAGTTGGCACATCTTTTTCTAAGTACTCACTTTGTTGTAGTATTAGTCGTTCTAATTCTTCTATATTAGTATTAATCGGCATAAGGAGGGGTGCAGTCGTTTAATAGTGACGGATAAACAATACTGATATTTGCAGTAGCCCCCACTACATCGTCACTAAACCTTTCCTTGAACGGAGTTATAGTAAAGGGGGTTATTATTTCTATATCGGGGTTATCTAAGTTCATATTGATATGACTAATCACTTGAAGTAGATATTCAGTACAATTACTCTGGTGCATTAATTCGTCTGTTGTTGTATCATAAGCCTGCGTCATAACAATAAGATTAACTGATAGTGTCCCCGTAATACCATTATGACTTATACTTACAGGGTTAATAAATGCATAGGGGTATAAAGGTGGTTCCTCATCTTCGGGGGTATTTAAATCACTTAAATTTCCATACCCCACCTGATTAACAAAATAGTTATTTATACAGGTTCTCTCAATTAAGTCTATTACTTCTATATAATTCATTTAATTTTTTTCTTTCTTCTTCAGCTTTATCTTTTTTATACGCCAAAAAGTTTAAGGCTTGTATTATAGGTTTTTCTACTACTAAGTCCATTTTTATAAAATCTTCATCAGCCAGCGTAGCAATAAACGCATACCAATTATAAGCCGGGTCAACCTTTTCTTGTAGTTCTGTATCGTTTTTGCTAAATTCGTCATCTAATCCAAATAATTTTCTATAACTATTAAATATGTTTAATCTCCAGTTTAAATAATATTTTATCCCCCCGTAATAGTCATATAATAATTCGTCATCTTTTACTTCAGTATTATATAATGTATTGATTATGTTTTTAATATTGGCTTGAACCCCCCTACTTATAAAAACCTCCATATCTATAAAAGTCCCTACCTTTACATTTTTAATATCCACTAATCCGTCTTTGTTAAGGGGTGCGTCTTCAGGATATATTTTATCTATTAAAAAAGCGATGGATAACTCAATAGTTTTTTCTGGTATAATAAATGTGTCCTCATAAGGCACTTTCATTACTATACTCATTATTTTACGCCAGTTATTCGGTTCTCTAATATCCCAGTTAGCCAGTTCTGCAAATTGATTAATCGTTAACCTGTGGGGTACATCATATACTTTATCCCCTAAATGTAATTTATACTTCATACCATATATGTATATTTCCCTCTTTTTATTTTTGTTTTTCTGCAGTAGTTGGCTAAGGCTAGACTGATAACGCAGTCGTCGTGTAGTCCCGTAGGGTGAGTATATTTAACATTTCTTGTCTTCGGGTTATATTCGTATGTAAAAGTCTCTAACTCTTGATATAGGGGGTTAAAAAGGTTTTTAGAGGGTATCGTAATATTCCCGTCATTAAAGTCCAGTATAAGTCCCTCAATTATTTCCCTTTTAGTATTTGCTGTTGTCGTAAAGGGGTGAATATCCCTATAGTTATTTTTTATTTGTTCGTATATAACATCACCAATACTATTAACCTCAACTAATCCCGTTGCGTTGTTATCCCTTAATAAATCTACAATATCTTTAATAATAAAATTCCATTCCCGTTGATTAGTTCTGTATATGTCTATTACTTGTCCTTCAGTATCCATAAAAGTTATAACTGAGTAATCCTCGTGTCTTCCTAAGTCTATACCTGCGTATATTTGTCCTTTACTTATGGGGTATTTATCAAAAGTGTATTTATCTATATTCGTGAATACTTCACCACCCCCGTCTAAAAACTCAGCTAGATATTCTTGTTTATATACATTCTCAGGCAAAGTTTTTTTTGCGTCTATTATTTCCTTCGGGTTAATATAAGGGGTGTCGTAGCTTGAACCCATATAACTTTTATAATCTGTATAGTCTGGACTTAACCCCAAATTATATAAATCGTAAAACCAGTTCTTACCTTTCGGGGTGGATAAAAACAAAACCTTTTTTCCCCTTACCGCTAATGTAGGACGGACAGCTTCAGTCCATGCTTCCCCCTTCATAAATGCAGCTTCATCTAATACTGCATAGTCAAAAGTATAACCCCTGATATTGTCGTATCGTTCTGCACTCCTAAAGTATATTTCAGTCCCATTTGTTAACTCAATATAATTCTCACTATGGTTGCAGGTTTTTATTATACCTGACTGACTAATCGCTTTTTCTAATTCTTTTTGTACTTTACTAGTCTGTGAATATACAGGTGCGCACCATAAGATTTTACAGGGGGGGTTATTTATCCCCCAATATAATAATAGGTTCATTCCCATTAAACTTTTACCAAACTGACGCCCGACTGATATTATATGGTATTTTTCATCTCCGTCAATTATACTATCTATAATTTTTCTTTGTTTACTATGTGGGCTAAACCCCTGTAGATTAATCGTCTCCATCTTTACTCTCTCCAAAATCAAACTTATAATCTGTAGTGTGTTCTATTTGTTGTTTTTCAATATACCCCCTATGTTTTCCCCGTGTCTTTAAATAAAAAATAGTAGCGGCTGTATTATTGGCTTTTATTTGTTCTAATAGTTTACTCTCCGCAAAATCTAAACTTACATTCTCAATATCCTTTACGGCTTGTTTAAACTTTTCGTCCTCATTATAGTATCTGTAAAAAGTCCCCCTATCTACACCCACTATTTTACATGCAGTCGTGACTATACCTAGTGATTTTTCTAGTGCATCTAATAGTGCCTTTTTTGTCTGTTGCTTTTTGTTGGTTCTCATACTATTAAATATTTTTTAATAAGTTATTAAACCATTTATCTATATCGTAGTATCTACTATTACTTCCTTTATCATTTCTTGGTGTATATGTTCCACGCTGACTGAATATATCCCCACCACCATCGGTGTTATTCCATTTGTAGTTTATGTTTGCCTTTGCTTCAGTAATAATACCATCATTTAACATATCATCACTCACCAATAAATTGGAGGGGAACCTACCTTGAGTATTATATTCTTTAACATTAGGGTCTTCCCACTTTGTTCCCAAATCATATACCCATTCTTTTTTCTCCCTTAATCTTGGTCTATCAAAATTTATCTTACTATCCTCATCAACAAAAGGAATACGACAATCGTCAAACCAAGTTATACCTTTAGAATAATTCACCTTGAACCTTTATCTTTAATGTTTTTATGAGTTCCTCCCTACTGACCTGTAGTCGTTCCTCTGCTATGTTAAAATACTCCTCCGTAA